TATTAACGAGCTAGAAAGAACAAATCACAGATTGGATATGGTTGATAAAAGACTATCAAAAATAGAAAAGAATATAGTGATACTTCAAACTAAGGCAGCTACGTGGGCTGCAGGTATTGCTATAGTTATATCAGGGGGCGTAAGTCTCTTGATTAAAAACCTTTGACTCGGGGGAAACCGAATTATCGTAAGGAGATAAACACATGACAGAACAAGATATGAGTTACCAAGAGCAGCCAGGAGCTACTCAGTCTCAGGAGAGACTAGATCAGATGGAAGAGAATAATATAACAACTACTGATGCGGATATGGCGGCTCAGAGAGAGCGTGTCATGTTCGAACGACATGTCCAAGAAAACGGTGAACAAATACCTGCTAACTTTAAATCAGCAGGAGACTGGTTCGATTCTCTTAAGGAAGCTCAACGAAATTATACACAAGGACAGCAAGAGATTGCCGCTCTTAAGGATCAGTACTCTGATGGCGGGGTAATGAATCCTGATTACGTGCCGCCAACAGAACCAGCTACTGAAGCAGCTCCTGTCGAGGAAGTAAGCGAAACAGTTATCACAGGGGAAGAAGAACTTCGGATACAAAAGACCCCTGAACCTGAAGAAGAGGACATTAAACAACAGCTGCCGAGTACAGTCACCAAGGAAATGTGGGATGGATGGTCTGCAGAATTTCTCGAGACAGGAGTTATGTCTGAGGAAACGATGAATACTATTGTAACAACCACACAACTACCTAGAGCTGTAATAGATGACTATTTAATTGCATCTAAGGCACGTATGCGAGAGTCGTTTACTGAAGCCGCTACTGTAGTAGGTGGTAAGGAAAACTTAAAACAAATATTTGAATGGGCTGAGTCTAATCTTAGCTCGGAAGAACAAGCACAAATTAATCAAGGATTGGCAAGCCCTTCATACGAAGTAACTCTTCGGGGACTAGCCAGTTTATATAATGAACGTGCAGCTACAGCTGAAAAGGGACGAGAGCCTACAATGACTCCCGACCTACAGCAGGTAGCTGCGACAGATACTGGTTTCGTAGGATATAAGACGAAGCGTGAATTCACTGCAGACCGCAATAACCCTAGGTTTGGACTGGAACCCCAGTTCCGACAGGCTGTGGAGCAGCGTATGATGCGTACTGATTTTAATACATTACCAGCGTAAGGTGACGGACCTTACAACTTAGCAAAGGTTAAGTACTAGGAATCCCTCTGTAAAAAGACAATGGATACTAGTGAGTTACTAGAGCAGCATAATAGAAGGACTCGATAGAATAATCCGACAATAATGTTAACGATTTCCGTTTAATTATTTTCTTTAATATAGGAGACTTATGATATGCCAGATAATATAACAAATCTTTCTTATCGTAATGGCTTAACAGCAACAGAAATGACCTCAGGGTCTAACTCTGATGCGGGTAAGCTTTGGCTACCTATTTGGTCGGGCGAAGTTATTCATGCGTACGATCAATATAATAAATTTGAGGGTATGGTAGACTCTCGAACAATCGCAAGCGGTACTACGATGGAATTTCCCATCACCGGTACTGTAAGCTTACAACCCGCATGGGGTGCAGGCGTTGAACTAGTAGGCGGGGATGACAGTTTGGCTAAAACCTTTACTGTTAACTTGGACAAGCGTCCAATGGCCTCTCACTTTGAATTGGATAACATCGACTTGATGATTACTCAATGGGAGTATCGTTCAGAGTTGGCACGTCAAGCAGGATTGACTTTGGCTAATGCACGGGATAAGCAGATCGCTGCTTACATTGCTCGTGCTTCTGCTGAAGAACCAATTGCGGGTGATCCTCGTAGTCTTTCTTTCCATGCGCCTTTTGCGTCTGAAGACTATGCAGCGCTAGGAGATGGTACTGGAAGTACTGCTGAAACTGATGCAGCATTACTTCTTCTCAAGAACATTGAGGACTGGATGGTTTATCTACAAGAAACAGACATCACCACTGAAGGTGTATTCTGTGCTGTAGATCCTAAGGCTTTCGCTAGTATCCGCGCCCTCGGCGTAGCTCGTGATAACTTAGATCTTGGTTACGGTTCAGCTACTGGTGCATCAGCACAGATGTTTGCTGGTATTGCTGAGCAAGGTGGCTTAGGCAGCTCTTTAGCTGGGCGCCCACAACTAGAGGAAACTCTAATGTACATGGGCTGTACCATCTGTAAGAGTAACCACTTGCCTAATGTAGATTATTCTGCAACCGATGCAGATATTGGTGAAGATAGGTACAACCTAAACTTCATAGGTACTCCAGCAGCAGCAGCTACTGCGAGACACTGCAAGGCTCTTATGTGGCAACGAGGCTGTATTGCTTCCTTGAAACTACAAGGTCTTAAAGTAGATACTGTTGATGACATCCGTCGGAACACAGTATTTACAGTAGCGTCCGTAATGAGCGGTACTGGTGTACTTCGTCCTGAGTTGGCTGTGTCCGTGATTGACACGACTAACACAACAGCTACTTCAGGCGATAACTCTACGTCGTCAACACGAGCCGAGCTTAAAACAGCTTGGGGTATGAGTGGTGAATACGTAGCTTCGTAAGCTAAGTTTACTTTAGATTTCGCTCAGGCCCTCCTTACGGGGGGTCTGAGTTTTTCTAAGAAGGAGAAAACATGGGATATATTACAGAACTAAAGGCAGTTAATCATATACTGTTGATGGCGGGAGAATCTACAGTTTCCACTTTAGTGGAAAGTGATATAGATACCGAAGTAGCTTTACTTCTTCTACACCAGTTTCGTACTGATTGTTTAATGAGAGGTACGGTGGGAAACAGAACTCTTACAAAGACTACCTTAGATGAAGATGGCAGACTTAATTTAACAACCAATGTATTAGCCGCAGAATTAGTATCATACCACACTAACTCAGACGGGTATATGATTCAAGCTAATATCAGGGGGTATGATGATGCAGAGAGCCCTTATCTATATAACATAACAGACAGTACAGATATTTGGGAGGCTAATAAGGAATATCTTATAGAAACAATTACTGATTTGGATTGGCTAGATTTAGATACGACGTATCAAAGAGCTGTAATGGCAGCGGCGGCACGGCAATATCAACTAGTAATGCAAGGCGATGCAGATGCTGACGCATACTTAGGACAAGTGGAGGCGTACTATAAGGCCCAAGCAAAGGGAGCAAATACAGATGACAGACGGAGACACGTCTTTTCACAAGTTTCTCGCAAGGCTAGAAAAAATGTAGACCGCTATTCTATATCTAATGACCCAAATAGATTCAGATTTTGGAGAACTAATAATAATGGCTAAGAAAAGATTACCTTCGTCTAGATCATACTTTCCTGTAAAGATAGATATACCTTCTTTTTCAGGAGGAGTAGGAAGATCTTCTCCTACGAAAAGAATTCCTATGGAATCAGAAAACGTAGATAATTTTATCGTATCTCTAGAACATTCAGCAGAAAAACGTAGAGGGGTAGAACTTCTTAAGCAGGTAGACGCTGCTTTAATAGGCAGACTAGCTGGTATTTCAGAACTTCCTGATACTACAGTTCACATTGCCAAGGATTTTTGGTACCACTGGTTCCTTGTATCTTCCACTACAAAGTATCTTATCGTCATAGATTATAAGGCAGACGCTACTGATCTCGACCGACAACTACTATGGGTGTACAAGGTTAATGAAAGCGGAGAACTTTCAGAAGAAATAAGGGAACCTGTATCAGAGGCAACAAGAGAATATATAACATACGGACATGAAACAAATACTGCTAAGGATACGCTTAGAGCTGTAGCTGTGGGCTCGTCTCTACTAATACTTAATACCCAAGTCAAAGCAGGGTATACTAGTTCTGAAAAAGGTAGCATCGACGAAGGTTTATTGAGGGGTATGGACGGAGAAAGTGCAAGTGCTGGTGATGACGACAAACAAGGAAAAATACTAGAGTACCTTACCTCATCTACTGTAGATGTAAAAACTAATGCAGAGATATGGAATAAGTTCTCACACTATATAGCAGGAGATCAGGTCTACTGTACTGACGACTTCATGAATACTGATGTGAATATGGTCAATTACAATGCGACCGATCCTGCAGAGTGGATGACATCTTACGATCATCTTAGGAGTGGACTATGGCAAGTTAGTGATAAGGCTGCAGATATCGTGGGACCAGACGATTCTGGCTTACCACCAAGGGAACCTTTTGCAGGTATAGATAAAGGACACATGAACTACGGGAGCCTGCAAGGAAACATTGCAAAGCCTTATATATATATAGGATCATTTTCAGGAGGATCACCCACCAGCAAGGCTGTGTGTCCTGCTCTAATGAAATATCCTTCAGGCACTAAGGTAGGAGAGCCTCTTAGTAAGGCAGACATTCTTTCTGAAATTGAGTGGTTAGTACATCTTGACGGTAGCGGGACTACAGGATATGGCAATCATTTTGCTTTACCGTATTGGGTACCCAACAGGAGATACGACGATAACCATCAAGGGGACTATGATCCCTCTCCCTCTGACTCTGACTCTTATGAGAAAATTAGGTTCTGGCTAGACTCGAGTTCCTTTGGAAATCAATATGGCACAGGGTGGGATCAAAAAGGATACAAGTATGATGGCGGAGATATGTCTACAGTACTATGGGATCCAGACCCTTCTAACACAAGCACTTATCAACCCGACCCTTTACAAGTTGGGGCGGCTAATCAGGGTGCTATATATTGCAGAATTTATACAGAACGGCTTGATAGTGTTCAAGATTTAGTGGAACACGTATCGTCAGCTTTAAATTGGTATCGAGACCAGGGACTTATAAGTGTAACAACAACACCTAACGCTGGTCTTAATGGTTGGGAATGGGAATGTGTTTATCATACCCAACAGTGGGAGAGAGTACCAAAGGATCCGTTACCACCCGCCTTTGAAGACCTAGATATTCTAGACGAAATAGATGCTGCCTATGAAGGCGGAGAAGATGCTGATACAGGAGAGGGCTGGGCAGAATACACAGACTTTATGAAGGCATCTGACTATTACTACCCTAACCCAGAACACAAGTATCTCGGACAGGCTGTATCAGCACTGTCGGACTTAAAGTTCCCTCCTCACTTCTCGGACTTAACGGCATTTAATGGGTCCAGCGATGTCACAGACATGCTAGTTGATCTATATCCCGACGAAGGTGATAGTGCTGGCGCAGGAAAACTGTACTACCTTAGCCAGAATTATTCAGGGCTATCGGAAGGACACTTCAGAGTTAAGGATGTAGACGAGCAACCCTACTTACATAAGATACGTACTCCCGAAGCGATGTCTATCATAGACAAGCGACGAATGCCTATGCAGTTGGTCTTAGATGAAAACTATACTTTTCGGGAGTACAGAGAAAGTGACCTGAATACACCAAGATATGGGACCTGTGACGCAGACGTGAACGGCGACGGGAATGTTGATGTTCTTGATATCATAGAAGTTATTGTTCATTGGGGTGAACGAGGGGAAAATATACCAGCAGATATTAACAATGACGGCGTTGTTAATTTGCAAGATTTACTTAAAGTTATCCAAAGTCTGGGACCCTGCCCAGCAGCTCATTTTCCTTACAAGCTTAAGGCTGCGGATATTGGTGGGTTTGGTGTTAATCCTGAAGATTTCGGTACGAATCTAGTACTAGATGGAGATCGGTTACTGATCGGCGCAAGTAGACATAACCATGATCATGTTCCTGATAGTGGCTCTCATCCATGGGAAGGTGCAATATATTACTATGAATTTGATGGTGTTGAGTGGGTTGAACTACAAGAAATAACACACGAATGGCCAGAAACCCTTATACAGTTTGGAACAGGTGTAGCTTTATCTGGAGACAAATTCTTGGGATCAAATCAGTTTAATATAACGAATACAGGTACAGGTGAAGTAACTTGCTTCCATTACGACGCAGCGTCACCGGGAGCAAAGCCTTGGGAACAAGGACACACATTCATAAGCCCGGCACCGTATGATTCTGGAGATCTCTTTGGGTGCTCTATTGCTATTGATGGAGATGTAGCAGTCATTGGGGCAAGTCACAGAATAAACGGTGATGACCTTAGAGTTGGAAGAGCTTATGTCTATCGTTATTCTGAGAGTGAATGGACTCTAGAAGCTGAGCTTAAAGCTAGTGTAGAAGTACCATGGGATGGCTTCGGAAATGTGGTTAAAATAGATGGTGACAAGATTCTTGTTGGAGCAAGGGGATTCGATCTGTACGGGCAGGATATTCCTAACGATGAAATCGGTGCTGCATTCTCATTTGTTTATGACCATATAGACCAATCTTGGGGTGTAGCTAGTGATGTCTGCGATATATGTAGAGAAGAGAACCAGAAGATTACTGGAGGGACTGGCTTAGAGGGTGATAACTTCGGGAAGGCTATTGACATCGACGGCGACATTGCGGTTATTTCAGGAAAAGGGGGCCATGACTTGCCAAACGGCGCTACGGTTACTTTTTATGATTATGATTCTGCAACCAAACTATGGACAGCTGGTGGTGTGATAGAAACCACGGACGAGGATGGGAATGCGTTTGGAACTTCCATTTCTGTGCAACAGCAAGACGCAGAATGGCATAAAGGTGAAGTGGCAGTTAGTGGTTCAGCGTATCATGGTTTACGCGGACGGGCGCATATAATTCAGAGATTGGTTGACACGGATGAACCAGACGGTTATCGCTTTGTGTCAACGCATTATACGGTACCTTCTCACTTCGAGCCTCAACCGAATGACCTCTTCGGCTACCATATATCTCTGAGTGGTAATCGGTTTGCTGCAGGGTCGGAATGGAACAATCATCTAGACGGCGACAGTTGTGACCGCTGTGGCGCTGCATTTGTCTTTCAAAAAAATACTAATTCATTTAGAAATAATGCCACTATGGATTATGCGTCTTGGAAATCAGTGTTAGACTTAGCTAAAACAAAAGATGTTAGTGCCGCCAACCTTATTTCTTCTGAGATAGGAAAACGATTTGAGGAAACATCTTTATTAAGAGATGGTGATGACCCTACATGGCGATTCAAACAGGTTGACTGGGATCCAAGAGATTCTGGTGGCGTCATTTCAAACCCTGGACCCAGTATATTTCATGATGGGGACGGTAAGGCAATACAAAGATCTTTATCAGCTATGTCCTATTACAGAGGCAGACTATTCTTAGCCTCAGAAGATATCTTGGTCTCCTCTAGAATCAATGACTTTGATAATTTTTGGATAAACGATCCAGATACCCTCAGTGTAGCTGATCCTATTGACTTAAGGGTGTCATCTAACGCCTATACACCTATTACTTATCTCCAGCCTTACCGAAACTTCCTATTCTTGGCTACGGATGGCGGTATACAATACGAATTACTAGGTTCTGAGAACCAAATCTCTCCATTAACAGCCGAGATAGCACCCACTTCTTTTTATAATATGACTTTAGATGTTAATCCTGTTCTTTTGAACAACAGTTTGTTCTTTCTTGATGCTAGACGGTTATATATTTATTTTGGAGAACAGACAGAAGCAGCCCAAAATGCAATAGATATTTCTATCAATGCTCAAGGATATTTACCAGAGTCTTTTGAGGATATTACTACATCAGCAGCTACAAACAGCATTTTCCTGGTTGACAAAGATACTAAGAATCATGTCTATTGTTATACTAATAGAATTAGCGGAGATCAAATAGCACAAAACTCTTTCTTTAGGTTCATATTCCCCGAGGGATGGACAATAAGATCTATAGTTGGCGTTGAAGAATATCTTTATCTTGTTTGGGAAGAGGAAATAGTTAACTCAGATAATGAGGATGACACATGGACTAGTATTAACGCAGGAAGAATATACTTAAGAAATCAAGATCTATATTTACCAAGGCTGGATTCTCTTATGCACAGGGACTTAAGTGATATGGATGTAGCACCCCAAACACAAGGTTCCGGTGATGATATGGAAACATATTTTACTATTCAAAGTCCTACTACTGATTTAGATACAATTATATTATGGAACGATGAAGACCCTAACGTTAGAGGTATAAAACTTGATATTAAAACTTGTGTACCAGCAGATCCAGACGATTACCCAGGAGGTGTCATAGTAACAGTAGGCTCTGATCATAGAAGTAACTTGTCAGCGTCGGGCGGTTTTTATATGGGTAAATCATATACAGCTAATATAGAACTATCTCCTGTATTTCTTAGGGACGAGAACCTCGATGCTCAAAACGGAGCTCTTAACTTAAGATTGGGTATGTTTAGGTATAGAAATTCTGGAGACTTTTCAGTAAGCATCCAAAGAAAATCTAGAGATGCTGTTACCTTACCTTATACTATTGATACCGTAGACGATTCAGGAAATCTTCTAGACTACAAACCCTTTACTGACTATGGTATATTCAAAGTACCTGTATTAGGTTTTTCACATGATCTTAAAATGAATATAACATCGACGTCTGTACACCCTATTACATTATCTGATGTGGAGTTTACAGGAAAATTTAAATATAAACTTAATTCGTTAGGAGCTCAATAGAATGTATGATTATGATCCTATAAATAATTTTGATGAAGCTGTTACATTCCATGTACATAATGCTGGTACTGACGCTGGCGAATTATTTTATTATTTAGAAGATCACGAGAATAATCCTATTATTGATTTACACCTCAGTCCCCTGTACCCAGTAAGTGAACAAATAGAAGTCCGTAGAATGTTTGATTATGATGAGGTAGACGAGCTTAGGTCTGATCCTCCTACACCAGACGAAGTTAGGACACTATTGACATTACGGGATCCTACTATGTCAGGAAGTCCTATGTATACTGTTAAAGAGGATGATAATAAAATAGAATTTAGCGATGATCCTGCTGACTATATATGGAAACAAGGTATTCATCATAATCGTGGCGGAGATATTCAATTAAACGTATGGAATTCTGAATTAGACACTACAGTTATATCAAGAGTAAGTGATGCTAGTAAAGCTAAGATGATATGGACTGTAGGAACTAAGGTTACAGCCCGTTCTTTGAATATACAAACAGAACAGGTTCTTAAGTTAGCACAAGAACTAAGAACTATAGAATTAAATCCTTCATTTTTTAACAATTCTCTTGGAGTTGTAAATGGTGTGTGTAAGTTGGATGGGAACGGTGTTATACCTCTTAAGAATATTCCTATCGAAATAGGAGGCCAGGGTTTTCTCTATGTAGATTTAAGTACATATACCATAAGCGATCTAGGTAATGTCTCGGCAGATGGAAGCATAATAAATTTTAACCTCTCTGGTGAAGAGGTTTCATTAGATCTTGATGCGCCAAGGGAAGGCGAAGTATTAACATTTACTAATGTTGCTTCTTGGCACGAGGATTGGGATGGTGAAGAAATATATAACCAATGGATACCTCGTATACCTTTAGGAGGTGTAATAGATTTATCCGAGGCTCCTCACCTGGGCACTTTAATATGGGAAGATAGTCCTTATGCTGTAGGGAGAATGGAGTGGACTTTAAGACGTATAGGTATGAATGACCTGAGTAACGTGTCTGCACCAAGCCCTGATTTAGAACTGGGTAATATTTTGTTTTATAATGAAGCTACAGACACATGGGTACCTTCAGTGAATGAGTTATATACAGGTATTTTATTAGATATTTTCGCAACAGCACTAATAACAGTACAGGGTGATGCTGATATAGAGGATTTTCATGGGGATTGGTTTGAGATCACGGACTCTTTGGGAGTAAGCCAACGTTACACTTTCGATACTGCCTCTACAAGTTGGGGCGCTACAATTGGTTTACAGAACTTAAGTATAGAAGATGTCTCACAACGTATAGTTGATAGTATACACGTACATCACGAAACTTTAGATATAAAACCTAAAACAGGGTGTCCTCCCAAAGATGAATGGGGAAATTATCCTGTAATTCTAACACAAAAAACTACGGGTGAGGACGGAAATACTCCTATTACTTCGAGTGTCAGTTCACCAGAGTCCTTAACCATCTCAGATTCTTTCACGGGAGGAGAAGATGGGAATTACTATGATAACTCGCTTACACCCGAGCATATATTAGTATGGGATATGGAGAACAGTCGATGGAAGGCTTCTTTAAGACCTGATATAACGTATGAGGTCTTTGACCTCGAGGAGAATAATTTAGATTCATTAGCAGATGTCCACTATTTGGTAGGCGGCGACGGCAATGCAGCTAGAGTACCTGGAGATGTTCTTGCTTGGTTTACTAATGATGCTCAACAGGGTAGGTGGAGAGATCAAAGCCTAGATACGTGGGATATAAATAATTGGTGGGCTGGAACTAATAGTGATAGCGTTCAACCGGGCGATGCAATGTATTCTGGCGGACGAAAACATGCTACGCTGTGGCATTACTACTCTACTGGATGGGTGCCTTATTGGGATAAAGCCCTTCCTCAACAAGACGACTATGATCCCGCACTAGGTGGCTACGGAGATCCGGATTTACCAGAGCAATTTAGAGGAGCGTTTCACGTAGGGCCTCCTATGGCAGGAGGAAGAAATCCTGTTACAGAAGAAGCTCATATAATTTTTGAAGATGCACTTGCAAATCAGGTTTTGAAGTGGAAAGTGGAGTCAATAAAGGATCTTACTAATGATAACACTTTTCCTGGATGGAACATGGATGATGATACCTCCCATTGGGAAATGGGTAGACTTAATCTAAACCACTTGGGAGATGTATATGCCAGAAAGTATGACTTCATGACTCATCCCCATGGGGGAGGCACATCATATAAACCGGAAGCGAACGCAATTCTTGTTTTTTGGGATAGTGATGCTTATGATGAAAACGACCCGAACACAGGACCGCCTATAGATGCGTGGATAGTCAGAGAAGGAGTAGACTTAGGAGAAACCTATGCAGGAGATTATGACAGCTATAGTACTACTCATACTTTTGATATGAAAATAAAGGATGCTCATATAGGCTATGGACCTGGCGATTCCTTTGCTGGAATCTGGATGGATATGTATAGATTTTCTTATGCAAAGTCGCGTTTAATGGCGTGGACTTTACTTCACAACGGAAAGGCAACATCTAGGGTTCGTTTATTTAAAACAGATTATGACGATTGGCGTGACGGAATTCTTAATGACATCACAGATAATACTTCCTCCTCTCAAAACAGTTCCACTAGAATAATAGGCGGAGGCCAATACAGTGGTCAGGGTTTCCAAAGAAAGGTCAGAGATAGTTCTTCGTCTAATTTTTATTTAAGTGGAGATGTTCTTATGGGATCCGATGAAAGTCCTATTTTTAGGAAAGATGATATATTAGTGTGCGAGCTAGAAAACTTTAATGCAACTAACGATCATAATACCAATCTATTGACTTTGATCTTAGACTGGAATATACTAGCAGTATGACGTCTCCTATTAATAAACATTATATAGAAATAGATTCAGGAGATACCTCTGCTTCTTATCAGTCGTTGGGTCTATTAGACATCTACACAGACCAAGATCAGATAGAATTAATACGAACATTCGATCTGCCTTCTGAAGACTTTGAGACAATTGATCTTGTTGATCTTAGCTTTATTGATCATGACGTATGGACTCCTCTTCCTCTTTCAACTCCTTTAGCCCTTTCAAAAACCATTGTAGATATACCTACACATGCAACTGATATGTTTATAAATTTAGACTTACAGTATGGGTTTTGGACCAACGCCCTTAAATGGTCAATAGAATCACCTTCCGGAACTGTTGTTGAGGTACACCCGGGTGGAGGCGATATAGTAGATTGGGAAGGATTCAGGGTAAATAACTCTTATTCTGTTAATGCCACTTTCCCCTACGAAGAAGACTGGGCGGGAGAGTGGACAATTATTATAGAAAATGAATTGCCATTCGATCCAAGTGATTTAGGTATGGGGGATTTCTTTGATAATGTTCATATATCTACAGCCAGTTTTGTTATAGAATCTAAGGTATTAGGACTTACCACAGAAGAAGCAAGAACTATATACACCCTACCTAATGCAGATTCTTCTGGAAGTTCAATGTATACAATCGACCCTGCTAACAAAAAAATACACTTCTCAGATAATGCTGGTGATTATATATGGCAAGATGGTATACATCATTCTCGTGGGTATGATATACAATTACCTATTATAAGTAGCGATGATGATTTGGTTTTAGTAAGAAAAACTCCTGCAATGAATAGGATACAAATATGGGAAAAGGATGAGGCTCTTAGATCTAGCTTAATGAATCCAAGCATCTCTCAGATTTTATTTTTAAATCAAGAATATCTGGAAAGAGTTCAGCATAGTTCTTTAAACCCTTTTATTACAGGAAGCAGAAACGGCTATGCTCCTCTAGATGGTGATACTACGGTTCCTAGAAAATTCTTTAGCGATTCTATAGGAATAGAACAAACTGTACACTTTTTTCCTGCTTCTGGTATCCCAGGAAACGCGCAATTACATACCGATACTCAGGTATGTGATATGTACGACGTCCCGGCAGAATGGGATATGCATTACCACGTCGACTGCTGTCATATGCCGTGTAGTACTAATGGACGATTCAAAGTGGGCGGCGAGTGGCATTATCTGGATATCGCAAGAAGGCGCTTTAACATCACGGCGGGTGCTATCGAAGAAGCCGGGCAAAAATTAGAATTAAGGGTAATAATTGAGCATCCTGATGTAAGGGATATACAGTTAACAGTATTTGGCAACTATGACTATGATTATGAGGTGCTAAGGAACTTTGGAGAACTAAATGAGGATGGGGGTTTTGTTAACTTAGAAGCTACCTATGAACTTAGTAATACTTGGTTTACCGACCTTAGTAACTCCCCTTCGCATCCTGAGGATAAGTTGTTGCCTGGTCCTCTATGGCTAGAGATTAAAAACCCGGTCGATGCGGAGTGGGTTAAGGGTACTGTAATAGAGGCTGAAATCATATGTAGCACTGGCGTTGACGTGTCTCTGCCCGTTACATGGATGGGACAAATTACAGGCGAAAGACTCGAGGAATTTGGTGGTATTATAGATATCATTCCAAGAATTCCTACGTATCAATTCGAGTACCGTAATAATGTAGGAAAGTTTATTGACAAGTGGATACCAAGCATGCCGTTTGGATATTCTGCTGCCGATAGAGAAGCAGGCGAACTAGTAAAGTGGAGGCAAGACGATGGTATGGGCACACCAGCACATTGGGAAACCGTGGGAATGAAATTAAATCACTTGGAAAATGTTTTTGCTAAAAGGAGGGTGTGGTACTAATGTGGTACGATTATCATACGAACTATTATCCTAACGAACTTGGGGGGAACGGTGTCGGCGGGCCATTCGCTCAGGAGATAGTACCTGTGTGGGATAATTGGTATTTTAAACGTAGACATGACTATTTTCTCTATGAAAACTATGGCGATGTTGTATTTGAGCATGAAGGTATAGGCTATTATAGACAAAAGCCAATTGGAGAAAACCCAGAATTCTTTACAAAACCCGCAGCTTATTTTCCTGAATCAGAAAACAATCCTAACTACGGTTTTATATATCCAGAGGTTTATTTTAACTGTGCCGCTGCTCCGGTAAGGAAGACATCGTGGGTACCTAATGGTTTTGTGGGTATGGAACCACCAGGTTACAGCCCTCAATATATATATTCAGGAATTGCAAACGGCAGCAGAATAACCGCGATAACTGAAGTAACCGCTTGTTGTGTGGGGCACTTCGGAGCATACATAGGTAACCGAGAGCAGTTCTTCTCAGGTAATAATTGGCAGTATGCTTGCGTAATAGGAAAGAAGAGGCTTCATGAAGGCGGAAACGATGATACTACGATTCTAAAAATAGCAGCTACTCCGCAGAATGCATCCCCACCTCCGATCTATCCTATAAAACCAGATGAACCAGATGAACCAGATTGTACACCGGCGCAGTGTCCTGCAGAATGGGATGATTACTATGAGGCTATGGAACAGTGGGAAATAGATATTGATGCGTGGATAATAGAGTGTGAAGAACATATAGCTGAATTCTATCCCGCCGTCTTAAATGATACTATTCTTGCGCCTGATATGGATATAAAGTTTCCTTGGTTTATGCCTGAAGTTGAGGATGATGAGTATTTAGACTGGACTACACGTGCAGAAGCTGAACCAGATCTCCCGGACCTCCTTGAAACATGGATACCGCCAAGTGATCCTACATACTATGACTGGGTTAGAAATAATTGTATCTTGTATACAATGCAACAAGATAGTTGCATGGGAATATCCGGTTGCAAGCTGATGGGACGTGCAGCAAGTAGTGATGGATCTGCGAAAACGATCAAAATGGGAACTACACCTTACCTTAGAAATACAAATGTTTTCCACAAACAGAAGTATTTCAGCCAGTGGTGCTCTACAGAAAAACTTATAGGTACCGATTCGACGAAGCAGTTAGGTATTTTAGAAGATTATATTAACGCGATGGAGCCAGCTGACGGTGATTCGGGCAGCCCTGTGTTTACGCATATTCCTGAAATTACTGGAACTTCTCCTATATTAGTAGGACTTATTGGCGGAGTCGGTGAGTATGGTGAGATCGGGGGAAATTGCGGATATATGTCTTCATATTATTTACCCATGTGGGACGAGAAGATATGGGAGTACCATGATGACATGATTGAATTGGGGTACAATATTTCGATTCTCGAGTGGTTCACGTATCGATCCAGACGTATAACTAAGGATCAGTTATATGCTATACCGCAGTTTACAGATGAAACACCTATTTCGTATGGAGGAGGGGGATCTATCTCCCCGTTTCAGGGGGAAATATTACAATGGTTGCCTCTTCCTGACGCAAGGTGGGGTATTAGCGGGCTGGATATGACAACAAATTATGATGATGAGCCTCATCCTGATGCCGCTCATGCATGGCATCCTGTACCTATTAAACCCGACTATGAGGGTTTTCACTTGCAGTGGCGTGATGAAGGAATATTCCATACAATTTCTGATATGATAGACGAGGTCCCTGTTTTTGAGTGGGAATATTGGTCCGGAACTGACGACGCCGGTGGTCCTTATCCAAAATTTTTTATGGGAGACATGAAAGATGTTTCTTATTTATGGAAAGTAGGATGGCCTGAAGGTACTACATGGAAAACAAGACCGAAGCATTGGGACACACATAATAATGCTGGTGATTGGCTCGGTAAAGAAGATTTAGTTGATGGCGGACATATACCTTCCTTTGGTAAACATAAGTTTATGTGGACAGAAGATGGCTGGAGGGGAGCACAATATTATTCTTGGCACTTCAGTCATTTTTGGAGAGGTTCTGAAGAGATTACTGATCCGAACGATCCTGGTTTTTCTGACGGGCAAGTCAATCACTGGGTACAAGATTATTGGTGCGATTATAAAAATAGAAGCGGGCTTGTTATGACATGGGATGAGACGCTTTATGGTAAAAGACAGAATCCGGATGAAGAAGATCCTGAGGGTGCTTTTGTACTAGAGCCTCCTCTTAATAGAGAAGTAGACTTAAATGCAGATAAGGCAGAACTGACTAAAGATCCAGAGGAGGATGAACATGATCCTATGTATTATTCACCAACACATGGTAGGTATATCATGCCTGTATTGGGGTGGGGAGAAAAGGCTGACGGGACACTAGGATGGAGACTTCTTTCACCTCCTCTTGAATCTATAGGGGTGACTAAATTTGAAGGTAAACCCAGGGCAGGAACGGTTCTAAGATTTGAACCAAATAGTGTGTGGGATCCCAACGAAGATGAAGGTGCTTGGGTTCCTAATAGATACAACACTGGCGAACAAGTGTGGGCAAGAGATACTTATTCTGTAGACATGTCTTATAATAAATTATATAGAAGGAACTTCCAAGATAACGTTGAACCTGACGGTACTTTTAACCTAGGTGATGATATGGTAAGAGAGATATATATTCCTAATGACTGTACGTTGGCAGGTTACAAAATATTTGACTTCTCTGCTGCGATATATAACAGACAGTCACAGAATACTTATCTAGAACCCAAATATAATACTGCAGGTCACAGTGAACCTCATTCTGATCACGATAGCTTTGCACATATGCCTTGCTCGGGCTTACCTCCTATAGGCGTTGAGAGTAATGCTTGTGGTAATCCAACAGTTTATCCTCAATGGTACAAGATGTACTTTGCGGAATGGATGGGTGATGGAGATGGCGGACATTTTTATTGCAGGCCACACGACTATGATGCGTTTGAGAGGGTCCATACTCAGCTTCTTTATAGTATGAAATTGAATATATATCGCGTTAGACCTAACTGGGAAGATATGGATACAAATCCAGATAGTGACACATACGGGGAATCTTCTAACTCAGCTACTATAACAACTATTGCTGAGGGTGTAGCATATGATGATAATCCTGGGCAAGAGTGGATAAGCACATCGCGGTCTTTAAAAAAGGGTGACTCAATAAGAATAGAGTTAGACACCTCCTACCAAGAAGATCCTTCAACCGGAGACGGTGAATACTATAATGAGTATCTGGTTGGTCGGGAGGCAGTTATCATGTCACATCCAGCAGGACTAGCTTACGAACACGGAAATATTGGGTGGCAAATGCCCCAGCATTTGTGGGATGTCACTACTTTGGCTACTCAGACATTTGCAAAAACTAGTTTTCATATAAAACTAGAAGACATAAATCAATTACAAGGAGTATTATGAATACAGAAAAACAAGATTTATTACAGGAACTCTTAGTTGAGTGTATGCTAATGGATCTAAGAGACCCAGATAAATGCACACCGGGACTATATCAAGTAGTTCGCGGAGTGCTTAATGATAATAAGAGCGGAGATGATGAGATACCAAAGGAAACTATGGAGTTCTTAGAGAACCGTCTCAATAATGCAATTCCCTTTAAGAAGGATACAGCATAACCGTGAATATACCAAAGGAAATGTTAGATGATTTCAGGAATCATATGTGGGCTTGCTTCAAATATTTAGGGCTAGGAGAACCTACAGGAGCTCAGTACGCTATGGCGGATGCTCTTCAGGATGGGCCGGTGGATATGCAATTACAAGCAGGGCGCGGGTTTGGTAAATCTGTTATCACGGCATGCCTAGCAAGTTGGTTCTTACTCAGGGAACCCAACTGTACAATAATGGTAGTTTCAGCTACAGGTAATAAGGCGACAGAATTTATATCAATGACTAGAAAGATATTAGACCTTGTCCCATACTGCCAATTCCTAAAGCCCGGTGACCATACTACAGATAACGCCTTTGCTTTTGATGTAGAATGTAGGACAAAGATAGGTCAGGATAAGTCGTGTTATGCTAGAGGCATTAGTTCCCAGATAACAGGCAGCCATGCTGATTACGTTATAGGGGATGACATAGAGATAGAGGGCAACTGTGAGACTGCCAACGCACGGGAGAAGCTGATGAATAAGGTAGCTGAGTTTGAGCAGATACGTAATGTAGGAGGAAGAGTTATCTTCCTAGGTACACCTCAGATAAAGGATAGTATCTATAACCAGCTAGCTAATGGATATACTGTAACAAAATTCCCTGCTGTGATGCCAGATAGGAATAATCTTTCTGAAATAGAGAACGTCAACGAGTGGGTATTACAATCAGGACTAGAAGAAGGAGAGCCCACTCAACCCGAAAGGTTCCCTATTGATGTGTTATTAGAGAGAATGGCGAAGATTGGACCAAAACTCTTTGCCTTACATTATAAACTAGATACCACTTTGGCGGACTTTGAGAAGTTTCCTTTACGTCTGTCAGATCTATTAGTCATTGACGTACATCCTGAGATGTGTCCAGAGAAAATAGTATGGGCTAACTCAGTACCTATGAAAAGTGTGCCTAGTTTTGGTTTAAGTGGTGATTTAATATATGAGCCAATGTGGACATCGGATAACTTCGTGCCTTACACACAAACTGTAATGACAGTAGACCCATCGGGTCGGGGCGATGATGAGACAGCGGTATGCGTAGCAAGTCTATGCAACGGCTATATTTATATACACGAGCTCATAGGATATCCCGGCGGGTATGAGAAGTCTATACTAAACAAGATAACCAAGCTTGCTATAGAGTATGGGGTAAAACAAATACGTGTAGAGTCTAACTTTGGCGATGCAATGTATTGTCAGCTTCTGATACCAGTTGTCAAAAGCATGAGCAATAGTATAGGAGTCGTGGATTTCCGTGTGTCAGGTCAAAAGGAAACTAGAATGTTATCTACGTTAGAGCCCGTTATGGCACAGCACAGGCTTGTGTTCAACAGGAAAGCTATATGTCAAGAGGAGACTCAGAAACAAATAACAAGACTCTTTGACAAGAGGGGTGCTCTGCGTCATGATGATAGGGTAGATTGTTTGAGCTCGGCTGTCGGGTTTTGGGAATCATCTCTATCTCTAGACGTTGAACAGATAATACAAAAGAGACAGTTAAAGGAAAAGGATGAAGTCATGAAGCAATGGCTCAATGACGACAGGCGTATGGGTTTATTTAGCGAACGCCTGGGAAATATTTTAATAGGTAACAAACCTAAGCGACCTGTGAGTAAGTGGACGCAAAATAGGTATTGGAAAAACGGAGGTTAGTTTATGTGGTGGTTAGCAACAGCTGGTATAGGCGTAATGCAGGCATTTCAACAGAGGGATCAAGCAGTACGTGACGCCGACAAACAAAGAATGCAGATCGAGTGGGGAAATCATCAGCAAGCATTGCAAGCAGCAGCACAGAATAGAAGTATACATAGAAAAAACGCAGAGCAATGGATGCTAAACCAAGAGATTACTAAGGCTTCCTATGAACAAGAGGCGGAGTCTAAAGTATATTTACGGCACCGTATGGAAAACGAACTAGGGGCTTTCTCTAGAGGAAGCACCATGCAAAACGCTCAGATAACATCTGCTTTAGAGGGCAGGAACATCCAAGGTGGATCAGCTAGGGCTATCTTCCGAGCTAAACAAGCAAATCAAGATAGATTACTGGAAGACAAGTCAGTATCCTACGGTAACGCATCAAGGGATATCAGCCGTGCAACGGATGCCATGTTAGCTCAGAGAAACTTTGGATACAATGATTATGTTAAGTATACATCAACAGACTCGTCACATATAGATCCAGAAAGAGCGGGTAAGAATGCATTGATGGGCGGACTTATGCAAGCTGCTATGGCTACGGGGGGGCAGATGGCTCAAGAGTTTGGACAGGCTAAAACGGAAATGTATGCTGAAAAGCGGCTGGATGCTATAGCTCCTGATTGGAGAAAGAATAATCCCCAAGCTGCAGGCACGGGATTCTTTGGTTGGATGGGACAAGACTTTAAATCAGCTGCAACATTTGATTGGTTGGGGGATTTATTCTCATGAGTATAGATAAACTAAGAAGCATTGTCAAGGGAAGTACCCAGCAAGAGGGGATAAATCATGAACAAATGGTTTCTAACAAGACTGTAGATTCTATAGATAAGTTTTTAGTTAATTCAGATAAGATAGAACCTTACCAAAGATACGTAAGATACGAGGAGTTCATTAAAACATTAGATGTTAATTCAGATAATAGAGATATTATTTATGATACGTTACATCAGCTACATCCTGAATCACCCAAGAGGAGTAAGGAAACGCAAGCCTTTAATGTGATAGATACTATAAATAGTAGGGAGACGGACAGAGATAAGAAGGATTACATTAGAGATAATTTTAATTCCTTCCCTCCTGAAGTGCTAGAAGAAGTTCAGAAATTATTCTTGTCCTTGGAACGTAAGGTTATAAACAAGGATTTTGAGAAAGCTAGAGTAGGGCAGGTGTTAGAAGCGAAAAACATTCTTGATCAAAATACATGGAAGGGCTTAGATCCAGACAAGTCTCTAGAAGCTCATACGAGAAGCTTCTTGAAACTATATGGACATGGTCTTACTGAGAAGATATATATAACCAATGGAGACATAAGCTTCGCCTCACCAGAAGGATCCTCTCCAGGATATGTCCTTCCCGATACCGATAATGTCTTAGATAACTTCGTCCTCTGGAACGACATAGCTCCTTACGCCAGGAAAAAACTTAAGCCTCATTTAGATAAGAGTAGAGAAGAGGCTAAGGTTAAGGAAATAGAAGTAGCTGAAGAGTTATATGCAAACGTCCTTTCCTTACCAGAGGATGTTAAGAGCGGTGTCTTAATAGATTATGCTATCAATCAAGAAAATCCAGGAGGGGCGTTACAACAAGGAATGCGGAAGATTGTAGAGTCTAAAATTAAAGAAGGATCTATTACAACCTTTAGGGATATCGTAGATGCCTACATGGCAGAACAAACTAATATAGAAAGAATACTTATAGAGAGGATTAACTCATATGGCAGCGGATAATACCCAACAGGGAGGAATAGTAGCCCCACAACAACCAGCTTATACTCCAAAGAGAGGCTTTGTATTTACAGAAGGTGTGATACAACAAGGACAGGTTCATTGGGATTACAAGGAGCCTTCTATGTTTGAATATATTACCGCAGGTATATCAAGTGCTGCGGAAGGATTTAAAAGTATGTTTGATAATCTACAAAAAGTTAGGATAAAGCGTTTAGAAGATGTTACTGCTGATAAGACAGAGCAGTTATACGCAGCTGCATCTACCCTACGAGCTGCTATTGATGCGGGGGTCGATATTAATGATATCGTCTTGCCAAGAAGCGGGAGAACAAGGTAATGCCAGATCAAAATACTTATCCCGGAACTAGCCCGTATGCAGGACAGCCAGGAACTACGGGAGGACCCCCTATAGAAGAAGATCCGAATAGACTCAGGGAGCTCGAGATCTTAGCAGAGAAAGCTGCTGTCGCAACAGTAGGGGCGGGACTGAACACCAGCATAGTTAATTTAGCAACTAAACCAGCTAATCCTGCTGTCGCAACCCCGAGCAATACGGTACAAATGCCCCCAGTAGTAGGTGTTACAGTTGGTGAGGCGGCAGACCAGATACCAGCTGAACCTCTAGTTGTAGATTTAGACAAGCCCGAAAAGGAATTGAAAGAAGTTAGTGCCCAAGTGGCAGCGTGGCAGTTGCTACAAGGTTTAAATAATTTAAAACAACGTGGTCCAATAGATCTGACAGACGATGAGATATTAACAATACTAGCTGACCACCTTCCCGAGGCGATTAGACAATCGGCTTTAGATGTAGCCATAATGGTTCCTGAAATATCTAAGGCTGCTCCTAGTGACATGGAAGAACTTAATATTGCTAAGGCTATCTCAGAAGAGAAAAGGATCAAGGAAGCGCAACGACAAGTTCATCTGGCGGGTGGCGAAGTTCATTTAAATAATATAGAAAGATTAATGCATGGTGATCTTGAAAGAGAGTGGGACGGGCTTGTAGAAGATGGCGGATTAAACGAAGATATTGTTATTGAAATGACTGAAGCATATGAGGACCATGTGGATTCTGTAAGGGAAGTAGTTTGGAATGTAATGGAAGAATTATTCAAGGAAGAAGGTAGTACTCCTTGGTTTTCGGATATAGATTATGCAGGAATAGAGAAACAGTTTGGCATACCTTTTGATCAGTTGACTCCTGCCGAAAAGGAGCATGCAGCGGAGATGGGCTTTGCTTGGAAGGATGATAAAACTAAAACCTCATTCGGAATGGATATAGTTGAGGAAGCTGAAAAGGAATTAATAGAGGAACTAACAACCCTTTATCCTGATGGAATTCCTCCAGAGGCTCTTGCTGAGGGAATGGAGACCCTGATCGATAGGGTAATGGAACACCCTTTGTTTATCGAAAAGACACAACAGATTGCTAACAATGTAATAAATACAAAGCATGGGGATGAAACATGGTTAGATGTTGTTAATGAATATAACAGGATTACTCACAAGGTACTACCTTCCTTGTATAAACAACGGTCTGGTTTTACAGATCTTACCGTACAAAGGAACAAGTGGGTACGTTATGCTACTCAAGAACTTTTAGCTAACAGGGAGGAGAAAGAGGATCTAGGTATTTACACACCCCAAGACTTGGTTAACTATGTGAAAGAACTTACGTCTATAGACAGCGATGTACCATACGCACAACAAACAATTCAACTAAGGGTAATTCAGACAATCTTCTCAGGTCTTTCAGAATGGCAAGCAGCTAATGCAGCTGGATCAGCGATGGAAAGGCATGATGTCCGGCGATACGAGAAACTTGTCGATGCAGTGCATAGTGGGGAGAACCCAAACCTCCCACAGGCACCGGAGTTTACTACTAACGGAATAATGTTTGGGCAATCAAGTCTTAATGCAAAGGCGATGGAAGGAAATCCCCACGCTCAGAAACGTATAGCCTTGGCGCTAGAAGAATCGCAGCGAGTATGGGAGGGTTGGTGGGCACGAAGCGGTCAAGAACCCCCTCTGTCTTGGGCAATGTTCTCAGGTGTAGAGCTGGTACCAGATGCAAATGGCAACATGACTCCTATACCAATGGGACACGCTAAATACTTTGAAAGAACTCCTTTAACATTAGCTAGTGGCGAAGAGGTAGAGGTGGCTATATTCCATAACCCGCTATCAACTTATAATGCGTTCATGACTATACTAGAATTAGAAGAAGGCACTCCGGGGAAGGAGCCTTCTACAATGTCTCAGTCTGCTGCGATGATGGTTAAGGATTCCTTTAAGCTATACAGGGCATCAGACGCAGAATTACAGGAGTTAGCTAGAGGATCCGGTCAGAGTCTAGAGGAATTTAAGTTACACGCACTGTCTAATATAGCTGTTGTGTCTTCTTTAGTTATTAGTCTAAGAGGCGAGACGCACACAGGAAAGAAAAACATATTCCAAGCACAGTTAGGTTTGGATGATTTTCAATATGAGCTTCTTGAAACATTCTCAATGACTTACTTAAGCAGGGCTTATAGTGTAGAGGGGGCTCAGCATTATAGAACACCCGTCTCGTGGATGGATGCACTGAAGAAGGGAAAGATTGACGCTAATCATGCTTGGGGGAAGTTGAAAGGGCTGGAAGAGCAGACAGGAGAGGTATTAAATCTTCTTATGAATTCACTATCTGGTTCCGGGGCAGCTACTCTACCCAACCAACCAATACAAGAAGAGGTATTTAATCAAAAGCAAACCAGTTTAGTTCCCGGAGCGGCTCATCTTAGGGACGAGGGCGGAGTTTGGCGAAGCACTGCTACGCTAGAGGAATCTATACAAACACCCGCTTTTACTAGGGCGAATCTTTCAAAATCGGCCTTGGCACACTGGGCTGGCAAAGACATGTATCCCGGAATAAGAGATCCGGGTATCTTGGCGGTAACGGAAAGAGGGCTGGATCTAATGAAGGCTAGAGGTAACTTAGAAAATCTGGGGATAGATTATACAGGATATAGCCAAGCAGAGCAAAAGAAAGAGTTAACGAGATTGGTGCGAAATGGCGGAGCTAGGTTTATTAATGAGCATCACTTAAATTATTTAGCAGCCGATGGTAAAAAAATTGATTGGAATGCGAAGGTGAAGAATGCTAAGGGCGAGATGGTACTGCCTGATATTGCTGTAGGAATGGGGTCCTACGACCATCTTACCTTGTTTCAGAATTTATCAGGAGCTGATCATGACAGACACAAAGGCATTATGACACGCGCCGAATTAGCTATTACAATAATCACGTCTAACATGTGCGGATCTGCCGACACTAGTAGATTCGTTTCAGCCGCTTATAATTCCTTATATAACAACGCTTATATAATGAGGGGTCAGAAGTATACTGATAAGACCACCGGAAGGGTTCACCCAGCCTCTCAATCCGTGAAGATCCCTCCGCATCAGTTACTTATATGGATGAATACTGGTATGAAGGGGATGGGACTATTAGAACAACAACAAACAGAAGACGATACGCCGAAAGGACAATCACTTGATGAATAACCCAACAGAGAATACGGAAGATAATATCCCTACTATAGTAAAGGAACCGCTACAATACGCAGGTAATTTATTGGTGGGCGCTGAGCGTCATCGGAGGTCAACACCTTTTGGGGCAGCTGGAATGATGGCTGAAGCTGGCGTTGATTTCTTGGGGGATGTTTGGAACAACATCTTCGATGGGGGTGGCGGGTCTCTAAAGAAACATAGAGAAGAGCTGCAGCGTATTCGTAATGGTAAGCAGTATCCTCCTAAAGAGGTAGACTATAACAATAATTTTAAGGTAGGTCCCGGTAGGAGTGATAGGTACTCGGCAATATATGCCCACAACGCAGATGCCCTAGAGTCAGGCGCGATAAGGGGTAAATATACTCCAGGGGATCCTTTGATGAACACCGCCCATTACCAACTGAATTGGACTCCATCAGTTTTAACTTATATAACCAACATAGCCAATGGGACGAACTTTAAAAACACCACCGATGATGCTCTTACTAGCAGCGAAGAAGCCGCAAGGTCTAAAGAGAAGAGAGAACGAATAGCCAGAGAGGGGGCATCGCAGGCTTATTTCTATTACAAGGAGAACCCTCACTTAAACAGAGCAGGTCTGCTGAATGACTTCCTTTATAACGGATCGGTTTACAATAGCAATAACAAACAGTATCAAGATATATATACAACGATGCAGCTCAATTTACACATTACGCCGGAACAATGGAATCAGGCTGTAACCCTTTTAACAGAGGATCTAGGAAGAAGGTTATCTGAGTCTGTCTCAATCAATACAAACCACGACAGAGATGAAGTAACTAAGAACGTTGGAGCAGGGTATACAGTAAATGAGTATTATGCTCAAGGTAACATACACAATTTAGAAACAGAGTATACTTACTTACCTACATGGCAAGAGCAGCGTTTCTATATTCTAAGGGAACTGATGAGTGCTGCTATATCTCCAGAACGACACCCCTTAATAGGGAATATAATAACACCTAGAGCTACCTCATTAGGATATACGACATCAGGTCTGTGGGCACAGCTAAGTCATAACTCGTATGAGAGCAACGGCTTTACTAGATTTCATCCAGATATGTTCGAGGTAACAGGCATGACTTTTGATAGAAAACACAATAGAATACATAACAAGGGCGGTCCTCTTATGGGACAGGGTTATTTTACTTTTAATATGAATACTAAACCTAATGAAGAGTGGATAAGCGGAACTGATTGGACACTTATATCCTTTCCCTGGACTCAAGATGGCTCGCTGGCGCCTGAAAATTTAGACACTGAATGGAAGCACTATAAGAAGCTAGAGGAAGAGGCTCGCAAAGTTAAATACTGGAGTACTGGTCTTATGATGGGAGGACATTAATGCCAAAGGATACGTTTTTAAGAGAAGCAAATCGTCCGGAAGCTAGGGACGAAGCTATAGAACAGAGTAAGGATACCTTTGAAAGGTTAATTGACGAGGGCGGGGATGCATCGAGAAGCATAGGAAACATAGCACAGATACAGCAGAGACGCCAACAAGGTGTATTAGACTTAGGATTACCAAGACATGGTCTAGATACATTAACTTATATCCAAGGCATGCCGAATATGTCCCAAGAAGAAATAGCTAAGGTAGGGGAAGATACTGTATTCTTTGATTCCGCTACTCGAGAGTATGGCATAGGTTGGATGGATCCTGAAGTAGCTGCTTACGAAGTAATGTCACAGGATTTTTCAAGAGGGACGTTTGGTGAAAACATTGAGTTTGATAAATTTATAGCGCATACTATATTAGGTACTAGTAGACAGGGGTGGCGAAAGAACACGAAATTCTTTAGCCTCAGTGATGAAAATAGAAAGATGTTGGAACACTTTGCTACATTTAGAGGAAACAATATAACAAAGTTGGGCAGTGGTAGCGGATATAGTAATCCGTTTACTAACTTCTTCTACTCGAACCCTGCAGACTTATTGGGCACGGAAGCTCCTGAAGGGTTTACTGTGGAGGCGGCTTTACAAGAACTCTCGGAGGTTAATCCCGAGCTCTTTAAAATAATGGCGACCGCTACCAATAGTTTAGAGGCGGTACCCCTACCTGACGGAACTGTGGCACATGTACCTACTGTTGAGCTACTGGCTCAAATAGCAGAGGGTGCTAGGAACGGTCTCGAGGTAATGCAGAAAATCAACACTGTTATACAACTAACTTCTATAGGGAGGTCTCTTGAGCATTTTGAAAAGAATGCACCGGCGACGCGAAAGTTCTGGCACTATACGAAAAACTTTGTTTATAATGGTTTAATAAATGATCCCGATCTGATAGCAGAGTTAATATTCTCAGGTGTACTGGCTGTAGGCTCCGCAGGTCTTGCTGGTGCTGGTGGTTTGGTGGCTATGACAACTAAGATTAACTGGGTTAGAAAGGTCATGAAGAAGTCTAGATGGGTTAAATACGGTACGTTTAAAACTGCCAGAGGTTTAAATAAGGCAAGCCGCTTTGTAAGAGGAGGAGGGCGCTGGGCTATACCAGAGAATATTCCTTCAAGTATACTCTCAGCGGGCAGAATAGGTGGTTGGATGCGGAAGACCACCGGGCTGAATAGGTTCCTAATAGGACGAGCCTCTGACGTAGTAGAAGGTACTGTGTCCGGAGGAATTGCTGAGTGGTTTAACCAGAACAGGAAGGTAGGGTATGGTCTTCAGGATGAGATTAATTGGCATGCCATACGAACAGAAGCTCTTGTAGAAGGCGCGATATCCTGGGTTCTTAATCCTATTATTGGCGGAGCTATGAAGATGGTTGTTTATACACCCACCGCTGTAGTGAACTGGGGCTTTACGAAAAGCGGTAACGAACAGTTAGCAAAAGAGTTTGGCGAAGGTTTTAAGAAAGCGGCTGGCTTCTTTAATCCTGATGCTGGACGAGATTTCATTTTGTTACAACAAGGGTTATTACGTCTAGAAGAAAGAACTGGCAGAGTAACAGGAATGGGCGACCCAAATAAAATCAACTGGGAAACAACCCCAGACTTAGTAGTCATGATGGAAACTATTTACCAAGAATCAGGTATGTCTTCAAGCGAACATGTAGACTATATAGATTCTATTGTATCTGATGTTGAAGAGCAAATGGCTAAGGATGGTGAGGGAAGCCTTGACAACATGCCTACTGATGAACTAACCCAACTTGTGGCTGATAGAATCTTAAGTGATTTAGAAAGCAGTGAAATGTTTGCCGGAAGAAAAGGCGAGATCATCGGTAACCGTATACGTAAGACAATAGAAATGCGGCAGCAGCTTTACTATAAGTATAAGAATGCACAGAAGAGTGGTGAGTCTTATAAGGACAAACCAGTTAAGGACATGACTTACAACGAATATATAGATGCAGTGGTCTCAGATAATAATTACTTTGATTTGCTAGACGACCCTACAAAAGCCCTTACTAAAGATCGTATGGGGGAATCATTCGACTCGGCTACTCCCCAACAACGATTAGAGACAGCTGTACAAATACAGAACGAACAAGATGTGAATAGGCACAAGTTCGGGCAAAAGACAATGGGTGAGCAGATGGATATAATGGCTAGGCTTGAGATTCTGCATGGCGAGCTTAACCAAAAACTTGAGCTAGAACAAAAAGCAGCTGAAGCAGAAGGAAAACCCATTGAGACAGACGATAGGGGTTTAAGGGAATTTGAGGAACCAGATACAAAACCTGCTGAGGTAGATGCAGAACCTGCTGAGGTAGATGCAGAACCAAAAGAAGGTAGTGATGCTTTGTTTGGTACCACTACTAAGGGCGCCAGTCGCCCAATACTAGAAGTTATAGTAGACTCCACAGAAATGAAAAACGAGAAGCTAGATGAAATAGCCAAGGGTGATATGACCCCAGAGGAAAAGGCGAAAGCTGAAGCTACTATCACTAAAATCGACATGGAGATTGCGGCGCTTAAAAAAACATTAGTAGCTATGGAAGAACTTTCTGGTTTAGATGGGAAGGCTTTGGATCTAAAGGATGCATCCTTAGAGGATATATATAGGGTCATTGAACTTCAGAAGGCAAAGGAGGCGGCACATAAGGAAGACATGGCTGCTCATAATAAGAATTTCTCTCTTGAGAACGAGGATAGTATAAGAATGGTACTCACCTCATTGGTGGGTTCCCTCTTTCCAATCAAAACAGACGGAACTTATGCTTCATTAGATTTTTCTAGGCTATCCCCAGAAGATATTAAGTTTCTTAAAAAGCTTAAAGACTCGGGTTTAATCAAAGGCAAACGTAATTTAAAACTATTAGACAAGCTTATAAATAAAAAAGAAGGTGTGCTCGGTATTAGTAGAGCTAAGGGTGAGAAGTTAATCCACGAACTTAATAGAGCCGCTGAAAAACTGGAAACTAAGTTGGACAACTCCCCAGAAAACAAGGCTCTTAAAGAAGCACTGGATAAGGCTTATGAATCAGAGGGGGCTTTTAAGACCGAGCGTTTGAGCCAGATAATGAATATCAATAGGGCGAAAAGAAAACGTGGGGAATACATGTTCCTTACAGCCAAGACATGGCAAACAGTTATGGAGTTTCAAAAGGGACGTACGGCTAAATTAACCGCTAACAAGACTTCTTGGGAGGGGCAGGTATCTAGGCGAAAGGAACAGGGGGTACAGACCTTGATGGCTGAGGGGATGACTAGGGCGGAAGCTGAAACAGCTATCGCAGATCCACAGTTCTTAAACAACTATACGGGAGCTTTCAACGGAATTGTATTTACACAGAAAGAGTTGGAATACATGTTACCCGCAGGAACAAAGGATCAGAATGTAGTTAGTATTCAACAAGATCTTGATAACGCTCTTGAAGCGACGTCCAGGGAACGTTTCGTAAGAGACTCTGATGCTGATACAAAGAAAAAGATATTAGAAAGAGTTAGGGAAATACAAAAGGATAATCCTAAATTATCAAAGGATGTTATACTAGCTCAGGTAAAAGAAGAAATGTTTAAGCCAGCTGATAGAAAGACATATACTTTAGAAGAAGCTGAGACCATGTATTCTAATGCTTATGCCCAGAGAACTGAGGAGATAGGTGACTTAACTATAGATGGTCAGCTTCTGGTAGATGGGGAGAGGGCTGTTTATACTAATGAAACTTTCCTACACAATGTTCCAGTAGGGACTGTGATAAGGGTGGATAATTCTCCTGATGAAATAGCAACAGAAAAATACGTAACCTCGGAAGCTCCTGGGGTTACCCAAGAGCAGGCTGACATACTAGAAGCTAGGGCATGGGTAGAATTTGGAGTCAACTTACAAGTCATAGCAGGATCAACTCAAGTACAGACCGACGGTCCCGGATCACACACAACAATAGAAGCTATGCGAATGTACTCCGCTCTGCCTGATAGGTTTAAACACGATACACCTCACGGCAGAGGTTTAAAAATGCACGTTGTATTCGCCAACGCTATTGCTAATCACAAAGGACATATGTCAGAAGCGGTACTAGAGGCTAAGGGACATTACCTAACGTATAGGGTAGAAGATGTTTTACGTATAGTAGATGAGGAGATTGCTGCAGCCCAGAGTAGATTAACTCAGGTAAAAGAACAGAAGCTAAGTTTAGTAGAACATCTTACAAAGATGGCGGAGCATGAAGATCATTCACTAGAGTTAGCCCAGACTATAGCTCACTTAGAAGAAATAGATGCCGCAGATAAGATAGTAGGCGCTGAGCTGTTTGGTAAACACGGATACATAGCAGAATATGATGTTGAAACAGGACATCCTATAAAGTTCCTAAAGGATACTCCAGAAAGCGCAGCTGTATTCAGAGGGGTATATCGAAGCCACGCGACCGAACGTCTCGCGGAAGTATATAAGGGTATGCACCCAGTTACCAGAAGTGCTATATTGAGACAACTTGATTTTGAAATGCACTCTAACTTCGATCCAAACTATGGAGGAACTACGGATGCCCCGTGGACGGATGCTGACTTCTTAACCTACGAGATAGAATTTCTAACAAACTTAGTACTAAATCCCCATCGTCTGATAAGGGGCGTTACTATAGAAAGCTTAGGCAATGGCAAGCAAGGATGGCACAGTCCTGAGAGAGCTGCTGAGGGTATGGTAGACCTCGTTCTCTTTAAGGATTTAAGAAGTACTGATGCTCGACATGCCACAACAAAGAATAGTGGTTCTATCGGAGAGATGGGACAAGTTAAGGGCGGTCCCTCTTTAGGTATATCTAGACCCGGAAGAGCTACCACACACGGAGCTTCTCCTGAGGGACCTAAACACGCTACTAAAGTTATACTAGAGGGGACTAGCGAAGCCCGTGTCGAGCAAATTGTACGATTAGACCTCTCTAAATTAACTGCTAAGGAAAGAGCAAAACTAGAAGCATTCGCTTTCGAGGGATGGAGTCCTGGAGATATAGGCATTAACTTAGGCGTACATCGAAGACCTCAGTTAATACCTATGCCTGTACATGGTTCCATGCACGAGAAGCCCTTGACGAAGCAGGACTTAAAGGACTTCCTTACAGACTTCTTGTATGACACACCCAACCACGCCACCTCCCTAATCATGGACCAAAAGATTGTGGCAGATGGTTCACACTTAAGATACCGTAAAATGATTGATGATCACTTTGATTATCTTACTACAGGAACAGCTATTATGGTTCCTTATCCAGCCGTGCTGCAGACCATGGCTCTTGAATTATCTTCGCCTCTATGGAAAGGTCTGGGAGAGAAAGCAATACTTAGGTCTGTAGATGAAGACATGCGTCAAAAGATTGAATACGAGAAGGAGCACGGTAAGGGTAGTTGGACTGAAGAAGTAGCAGGCAGAGAACTATTCAGTACAAGAAACGAAGCAGATAACTCTGTTAGTATCATGAATGAGTTCGATAACCTAAGCAAACTTTTCGACCCAGAAGCTAAGAAGATAATCGGAGAGATAGTTCACGGGCACGAAGGAGAGGATGGTGAGTGGGTTCCCGGTGTTAAGGATAAACTCTTTAAGAAGAATCCGGAGGCTTACTACGTAGGTGGCGGTCAGTTCACGGTGAAACATATCAGGGACGTAATTAAGAATACCAGGGATAAAGGGATGCGAGAAGCTCTAGAGCCTATAGAGAAGATTCTTTCTATCTTTGATGAGATAACCGATCTATATGAAGCAGATGCTATAACTAAAAATTGGGGTCCCGATAAGATGGCTCTGTTTGACTCAGCTAGAAATATCATGAAAACACTTCTGCGTAATGAGCATTATACTGCAGGTAAAAATTCCTTTAACCAAGAGTTTATAAACGAGGGAGAAGGCTTTGAAGCGATTGAAGCAGCTAATGTGGCGTACTCCGCATTACATGGTGTGGACTCTGTTATAGAAGTTAGGGGTCCCGATTACAAGAAACACATGGAAGTCCTTAGGGGTTTCTTAATGAATAACGACGAGATTATAACTGGCAGGATAATATCTGCAGCAGCTAAGCTGGATAACAAAAAGAAACAGAAGGTTCTTAGTTACTTGAGTATACCTAGCTCTAAAGAATCTACATTAGCGGTATGGAAAGACATCATCGGTACCCGTGCTGCAAGGCAGGGCATGACTGAAGCCGAAGTTAACGCTTCAATTAGAGGTAAACTCAGTCAAGGGAAAACTTTACTAAACATACTCGATGCTATTATAGAGAAAAAGGCAGTACAAAAGCATGGCGTTCTTACTACTGAAAATCTGGCAGAAGAAGTCAGACTCTTTAGACCCCGTATGGACAAGGCTAGGGCGCTAATAGACGGAGAGCCTAATGGAGACTTTAGTCCTGGGACAGATCTTTGGAAAGAACTACAAGAAATATTACACGGAGGTAAGATGTCTTGGGACGCTGTACCTGTATTCTCTGCACTGAACACGCTAGGAGCTTCAGCACATGGTTTTGACATGGACCATTGGAAAATGGTAGATGAAGGTGAAGGGGTTGCAGATCACGACCCCGCTGATCTAGGTGGTTTAGAGGCAGAGGGTGTTTTACAGTTCATGTCTACACGTCTTTCAGAAGAATCTGATCGAGGGTATGTACAATATAATACACACTTGGGAACTACTACGGGTGCTAAGAAGGGAAGGGTGGGTGTCGGTACTCCAGAATATAAGGCATTTATTCAAGGAAGAAGAGAAGAAGTCTTAAGAGAGACAGGTTCTTTAACAGCGTGGAATAAAGTAGAGATACACGGAGAGTGGCTAATGAAGTTCAAGGATGCACATGAAGCTACAGGAGTATTCACTCTTGAAAATACGCCATACTTTGACATGCCACGCAATCGTGAAGCGGCTGTTGCTAAGGCGAAGAAGGAGGGACTGAAAGAAGTTCCTTTAGACTTCGAACAACATATCGATAACCTAATATTAAAACAAGCATTAATTGTATTAGCAAACCAAGAAGCACCTCCTATTCCAGGTCAAACAGAGGGCGTAGATAGAGTAGTGCACTATGCAGATCAGCTGAGGAGATGGGCAAAGAATGACGAATCACGTCATCCTAAACTAAAGGAAGAGCTGGCTTTGGAAAGGCGGCTAGTTAAGACAGCTGGGCAGGAAGGTGGATCGTGGGCAAGAAGGGTACTTGTAGAACGTGCTAAAGGAGGCAAGCTTTATTCTGAGCAAGCAGGAGAGTTATTAGGTAAGGCAATTATTAAGATAAACCCAATAGAGGGTAAACCTAAATTCCATGAAAAGAGTGGCAGGGTTATATTAGAAACAAAACAACAGTTCTCTCCTAAACCTAAATCATTCTTAACACCATATCACTCTAGGGGTATCTCTGTGATACAACTGGCACACATGAGACGCCAACAACAAAGCCAGCAATCGGATATACATAAGGCTGCGGGATTCGACGAGCATGTTCCGCCACAAGATCCTACTAAGTTTGGAGGAGTGGGTCCTTGGAACAACTCAAGTTTACCTAGACCTATGCCTATGCTTAAGGAAGACCTCGGCGGGCTGGAGTTAGCTAATCCAAAGGCAGCTATAAGAGCTGGACAGCTTTATAACGAGATCCGAATATATGCAGCAGAGGCGGGTTATAGTTTAGAATTGGATAATAATCCTGAACTATATCCTTATTTCTATGTGATGATGAATCAAGAGAAGGTAAGAGATAAGCATCTGAGAAGAGTAAACAACAAGATAAAAAATGGGGAAGATGTTAATTGGGACGAAGAACAGAATACTTTACGCTTTGAACTTGATAGAGTAGGGTGGCTCAGTAGAGATATACGAGAAAAGAAGGGGCCCACCACTCATTTTGAAGATAAGGAAATGCCAGCTATGGTATTAGATCCCAACATCGGTCTAGACGAATGGCGTACTATAATCCTCAAAGGACTGTTTGACAGGAACCTTCTTAACCAAGACGCCATAAAGGCGGGATCGTTCCCTGCAGAGGGCTTTATGTGGGACTGGAAAGATTCAAAGGGCAATAGCATGCTCAATCCCGGCGAAGGGCTTGGGGATATTAAGGATCTGCAACTAACGATTACATCCAAAATTGCACAGAGTGCTGATTTCCCTAAGCTTCTTCTAGACTCGCATCTTGCTCGATACAGAACAAAGGCTGTGATGGAGTTGTTTAAGGGAGACGGCAGGCTCGCTAGGTTAATAAAAGAACCTAACTCTATGCATTTTATACTTAACCCACAAGAAAAGCTAGATCTGTATAACAAAACCATGGAGCTTCAACACGAAGCGCAAGGGGATGACTTGATCTTTGATCTTACTTTGGTAGAGGCTACACACGAATCGCCCGGCAAGACGGTAGAAGCATTAGATAACGGGATGATGGACATACAGGTATCTTATGACTACGAAGGAAAGTCGCATAGATTTGTTCTACGATCAGCTGTTAAGTCTTTTGCTACTACCTTGGTAGGTGCTCCCACTAAGAGACACGGTGCTAATATTACGTTAGCTATTAGTCAAGAGTCTGCACTTAAGATGTTTGCTCTCAACTCTAATCAAAGATTTGTAGAAGCAGTAGACTGGACGAATATAACAGGTAAGCCAATGGGTGGGCGGAAGAACGAGGATACTGGAGACTATGAAGCTGATAACCCTATGACTCAAATAATAGATAATGTAACAGGCTTCGAACAACGTAAGGCTCATAGGGAAGCTATCGTAGATTCAGAAGCTTTAGATTTATTATCTGAAGGAAGAGTAGGCGATGCTAGAAAGCTTAATGACAGGAGTCGTACTCAGGAGGGAGCTGTAACTAGGGTAATAGATCTTTGGGGATATCAATCGAATCCCCCTCATAGTACTCTACCTTTCGGATCTACCTTTAACGAAATGCATTATAGATCTCTAAACAAACACCTGAACCTTATAGAAAGTAAAGGACTTGTAGATGGTACATCTAGAGTGATGATATCTGAGATACGTAATGATATGCAATATGCTAGAGAACATATGGGACAAGCCCATGTTAAAACAGTAGCTCTTGCTATGACTTTAGAGTTACGGAATTCTAAAAGACAAGATATTAGCGGATCGACTACCACTTACACCAAGACTCTTACTGCTGCGGAATTAAAAACTTATATCAACAGGACAGATAAGGGTCTCAAAGACCTGACTGATGCGGAGTTTGAGACCGTGCTTACTAATGCCTTGGTATATACTAATGATATACTTAATGTGTTTAGTAGAAATAGCGATGAGAAAATATCCATCACTGACTTCGGTACTACTAATATGGTACGAAGCGGTACGTTTTGGAAAGCTAGAGAATACGCAGCACACTCAGGGCAGGAACACGCTCCTAGCTTTGCAGAGTTCTTGAAATGGGCAAACGTTACCGAGCGGTATGCTGCTATGTCCGATGCAGATAAGCTGTCGTCTCAACGGCAGTTTAATGCCGCCATTGGAACAGAGGTAGATAGGATGTACGATTCAAGTGAGTTAACCACGAACCTATTAGATGTACCAGACGTAAAAGAATTAGCTGGCCACGGTCTCTTTAGAAGTTCTAAGAATGAGGGGAAATTCAGGGACTTTATTGATACGCCGGGAGTCCATGGTATAATAAAGGACGACTTGATAAACATCAATAGTGATATAAGTCGAATAACTGAGATGACTGAGGTGGATGCTAATGGTAATGAAACAACAGTAGGTCTCCTTAACGAGTCTGAAGCACAGATGCTAAGGGCTATGTTTCTTCGTTTGTATACTATAAACCCTATGTTATTAAAGGGTGTAAGATTAAATTTAAGTGCGTCGGTTACTTTAGGTAAGGCATCGGCTATTGGTGGCAAGTATGTAGTGCGTCTGGGTAAAGCCCTTAAGGGTGAAGGCGAGGGTCTTCAGTTTAAGGATAAGGTAAGCCTGATGGAAGTAGTTACACATGAGATGGCTCACATAGCTCGACATAAGTTTATTGAGAACAATCGTGGCGACTGGGCTGATTGGCAACAGTTAAAGAATACTCCAGATGGAGAAGCTTTAATTAAGAAATTAGTTCTTGCTTTCCATGGTGGAGAAATGAATCCACAAGCAGAAGCTGAAATACTCTCTTACATAAACAGTGATGAGGAATTTATAGCTGGTATGGTATCTTACTATTTAATGGCAGACCAGCTTCCTTATATAGAAGGGCTTAATGCAAAGGATTACAAAATAATATCATCTACTCTTCCTATAGTGGATAAGATTATTAACTGGGTTAGGAATATACTATGGGATGTAAGAAGCGTTTTCACTAACTTTGAATCTGACCACCCAGAACTATCACAAACCTTAGATGATTTAGTGATGCGTACTCTGGGGAGAGATCCAGAGAGTAATGCAATGATGATAAACGAGGTGGGTAATCCTGACGCAGAATATGATAAGGCTGTATTCCCTCATAATGAAACCCCTAAACATCCCAGCAGTGTTATGGAGGATGGTACAACTGGTCCTATGAATGATGTTGACTACAGAGCTAAGGTAGAACAGTATCATGAAATGGATAAAGACATGAAGGAATGGGCGAAGGAAAAACGTAAGGAAACGGGCGATGATACTATTAATGTAGGACACCATCCGGATTATGGTACGTTCCAAGAACTAGAATCTTGGTTTACGTCAACAAACTCAGATGTCATTGACGGAGGAGACTTCGGCAATAAACTAAATATGGCAGGTCTTAATAGATTTGAACAGGTTACAGGAGAGATTCACCTGAGAGAAGCAGGAGCTTTCGACGAGGAGTCATGGGAGAACCCTGCCACAGGGGAGACTATAACCCGACAAGTTCTTTTATTAGATAAGGTGCTAGAGCCGCCCGTGTTGGGAAAGAAAAGCAGTTTAACCCCCGAAGATGTTAGAGCGGGTTTCCATTTTATACTAGATCAAATACACAGCGAACATGGTTCTCCTATGTCAGAAGGCTTGGGAGGACTCATGCTAGGACTTAGTAAAAAATGGCAGCGAGGTGGTAATGATGGTCCGGGATGGATGCGGTCTTTCTTACTTACTTTCGTTGTAGGAAATACAGGAGCAAGCTTTACTTATGGCAGCCCCTTAATTATAGCTAACTTGTTATCATCTCTACTAGATGAGCAAGTTATAACAACCTTAGGGCACTACACTAACCTCAACGGAGCATTGGGTATACGTGATGCTGTCGAACGTACTAAGGAATTTGAGAGCGAAGTCATGGTAGATATGGAGTATCTAGATACTATGCTACCCCCAGCTACTATGATGAGAAAGAAGAAACGTACGGAAGTAAAAAAACAACTGGCAATGGAGATATGGAAAAAGGTCGATGATCCAGATTATGAAATCCAAATACCTGACAGCTATAAGGAGAACAGGCTTGGCTTTGGTGGGAAAACAGCCCTAAGCAGATCAATAGTAAAACCAGAAGATATAAGAACTGCTCAGGATACGGTAGATAATGCAGCACTCACAGTACGACGGTATGTAGAATGGATGGAATCACAGGCTCAAGAGTCTGGATTCGTTAGTCCTATGGGTTTTGAAAACAAGTCCCCTGTTAAACTTAAGCCTATGATAGCAGGAGATCTTAATGAGTCGTTTATTCCTAAGATACGTGAAACTGTAGTAGAAGAAATAGAGCATCAGTTAGGACAAGAGAATGGTTATATAGATCCAGCAACCCTATCAGTAGCTCGTGGATATTTACCAAGGATAACCGACAGTACAGAATTCGTGTTAGACATGGGTGACATGAAGCCGGGGTTTAGAAAGTTCTTTAAGGATCAGATAGAGGGACGTACAAAAAAAGATCTAGACGACATGATAAAAACGTTAGGTGATCCTACTGCAGCTACTGAAGTTAAGGAAAATCTCTTAGCTATTATACAAAGTGCCCAATTAGGTTTAATGAAAGGCATGTTAGTTCGGAAGATTAAGTGGGGAGATATAAGGAATCATATGGGGTTAGAATCAGCTCAAATGAAACGCGATTACTTGGAAGCAGCTAAGGCCGAACCTAGTAATGAATCAGCCTCTAGATTAAAGGCTTGGGGTCTTGCCAATCAATTACTCCCTTCCGGTATGAGATCGGGAGAACTAAAATTTACATCTGTTTCTCAACTACATGCAGCAACATTTATGCACTTAGCTGAACAAGGGGTATCTATGAAAAAAGATTCTTGGGTAGAGCCATCCCTTCAACGTTTGGCTGATAAAGGTTTGGATGAACATTTCATTACAGACCCGACTGCAATTATGAAGGAGTTACAAAAAGGACTGGGTTCAGATATTTCTGAAAGAGCTTTGTTATCTCGCTTGTTTAATACCAAAGGAACCTTTGACCAAATCCTAACTCTTGCTGAGAGAGTTGCTCAATCCGAAAAACCTTTTGCCAATCTCGATGGAACTGAGATAAACCTTACTACAGGAAAGGGAGCACAGTTTAAGAAGAGCCTAAGAATCCTCAGGGAGAAATATGAATTCACTAAAGGCATCCATAGACAGGACAGTGGTATCCACCCATATGTAGATGAAGTTGTTAAGGTATTTCCTGACATCGCCAAGATAGCATATGGAACAAACCTGACAGCTGCTACAATTATTGTGGAAGGTGGTTTAAACTTTGCTGACCAAGTCTTGAGACCTGCTAATCCTGCTTCTGCTCTAAGAGCGGCAGTGGCTCCTCTGTATGCGGCGAATCCTACAGCCCGAAGACAGATGGGCATAGATCTAAAACATGTTACGGAAGCATTAACACAGTCCTATGCTCCTGACTTTGAGCACCTGTCAGATATGTTATCAACTAACTCATCTCTATGGGAGGGCACTAAGAAAGGTTTACGGGCATATGGAAACCTGACTGTCCTAGGAGCCCATGTAGCACTGAAGGGCATCACTTACCAGAGAGCTGGAGAGATGCGTAGGTGGGTAGGTAGAGAAATACACACCAACAATATGGAAAACTTTGTTAATATGTTAGATGCAGCCAAGGATGAGAATGGTCGTTTACCTGCTGAAGATTCCAGAATGTTTAAGGATATAGCCCGAAAGGCTGGATACGGTAGGGGGATATTAGGAGATAGTACTGTAGCTAATGTAGCTACTTTGGGAGCGGGGGGAAATATGGAGATACCTATTTACCTTATGCGATCAGGCTTATTAAAGAAAAACAGATTCCTGATGTTAAGAGCTATGCTAGGAGGTACTGTTCATGCCCCAGAAAAAGGAACAGCTTACTCATCCTTGATTAAAGATAAAGGAGAGCCTTATTATAATATCAATCAAATGAGAAAAGAATTAGAGATAAAGCTGAGCCGTGAACCGGGTTCTGACGTAGAGAGTAAAGTACCTGCTCAGCAAGAAGGCTTTAGAGAACAAATGGAATTGCTACAAGGCTTACGACACCTTGAACGTCTTTATATTGAAGATATAATCTTGGTGCCTAATGCTTTTGATATGTATACAAAGAACAGTGTATTAGGCAAAGCTTGGGAAGTGTACATGAGATACCCTACCGTGTTTGCTAGTAACTTTTTAATCAGACGTTCGGGACGTGTTTCGCCTGGTAAGTATCTACAGACCATAGCATTAGCATCTGCTTTAGATATGTTATATATGCTTACTCTGACTACTGCTGCTTCAGCCACGGGTTATGATAGACTACAAGATAAATTAGCTTCTCAGCGTGGATGGACTGTAGCTGAATACGGAGCACGTCTTCCTGTACTAGGTAGATATGCTTCTATGGTAGCAGGATTGGGCTTGGCGTCGCTTGATGCAGATGGTCGTATGGTTGAAAGAGCGATGACTTCTGTTGGCGTGGGTGCTGCACTGAACTTCATTGATGGAGCCAACGAGGGTATTATGTATGCAGCCGCTGGGCAGTGGCAAGAAGCTATGGAGCACCTTCTAAAGTTCAGTCCTGTTTTAGGAGATATATCCATACGTCTGTTGTGGTATAACTACCTCAGGTGGGAGTGGCAAACAAAAGAGAAAACCCCTGATTCTACAGTAGACCCACACAATACAACCCCTCCTCAGCACTTTGACTTGATGAATCCAGCAACTACAAATCCGTATGGTAAGACTATGCCTGAGGACTTTGATTTTGAGTCTGTTGATTGGGCAAACATACCCTTAGAAAATCTAGAGGCAATGATGAGTTCAGTTGCAGGTGACAGCGAAGAGGTTAGAAAGAGATGCCTTGAGCTTATCTTTGACGCCGAAACCTTTGAACCTAAGGACGAGATAGAAGATTATGTCTACCTACGTCACATACTTAACGACCTGGGTGTAGATGTCGAAGGTATGATAGCTCAGACTTTCCCTGAGGGACCCGCAGCTAACCAGAGACCTTGGGGGTCACAAATAGCCCAAGCTCCTGAGGAAGCCGCTGAGGCGACACAGGAGCCTGCACCTGTTGATATCCAAGGAGGCGTCCAAGGCGTAACAACACCTATAGATAAAATGGTAGCCAGTTCCAAGGGACCATCGAACACAAGTGCAGGACTTGCGGATTTACTGGGGTAGATTAGCGCAGGAGAACGAAGAAAGAAACAAGGGAGTATTCCCTTGTTTTTTTCTAGATGCCCGTACAAGGGATCCTAGGGGCTCCTAAGGGAAATCGACTTAGGGGTCACGAATCTTTCTGAGGGGTTATAGTGCATAGGGAAGTCAAAGTTCCCCCCGTACCCCTAGATGAGAGCTGTGTAGCTCTTGGGTCAGATCTAGGATTTTAACAACATAAGGAATATTATTATGACTACATTAAAGAAAGAAATCCTACAAACAATAGGTATCTTCGCTATCATGCTCTGTCTTCCAATAGGTGGACTCATCATGGCATTGTATGGCAACCCAAGCTACAACGAGAGTTGGTTTGGGGAAGTGTTAGTATGGACATTATTTGTATTATGCCCACTGTTAATGGTGGGTTTGTGCATAACATTTTACCAAGAAGTTTCAGGTATCTTGTATAGAGATAGAATCTAAAGAAAGGAATCTTATGATTGAACTACTATGGTTAGGACTGATAGCCCTGCCTGTCATCGCTGTGATGATGTGGATAGAGGGCAACATACTTCGGGGTGAGTGGCTTAAAGATACTAAATCGAAACCCCAAGATAAGGAGGATACTGAATGAAGTGGTATGAATCTTACGACGAGCACTGGGATTGGAAGAGCATTTGCTTTGCTGTATTCTTTGTAGTGCCCGCCACGATCTGCCTGTTTATAGCAATGAGTGTTGCTGTATGGCTACTCGTTACTGTTACATGATGGTATCATCCATCAACCTCACTGAGCACTGAGGTTAAGGATTGTGCTCTCTCTTGTGGAGACTACCATGTTAGAAACAACAGTGGAAGTCCATAGTCACAGCGGTGAAGTAAGACGCTTTACTACCGTGTTCGATAAGAGAGAAGACGCGCATACTCAATTGCTCGAGCTGTTTAGAGCACTCGATGCATCTGATATGCCTAACGAGGTTAAGAGTGAAGTGTTTGAAACGACACTTAGAGATGGCCTCGAATTCTTCTCACGTCAGTAACCCTGACAACCTGACGAGGTTAAACGTATTAGCACACTAAGGGGAGACCCTTAGTGTGCACTTCACCTTAACTCAAGGAAGAGTAAGCGAAGAGTGGACATAGGTTCGGTGAGCTTATGTTCTCTCGGGGGTATGCGACGGCATTGTGTTATTAAGAGCCGACGGGCTCTCCCGTTGGGACCACGGTTCTCTGGTCCTTGGTTTATCATTAGGAGTAAAATAATGAAAACCATTAAAGAGGTTGTAGAGTCATACCTTCAAATGACTCAACTCAGACAGTATCTATACCACGGATATGACCTGTCTGATATTTGTGACCAACTTCGTGGACCCGTGTGGCAAACCTGCCTGGAACTAGGCATTACGTCTAGTATACATGATCAGGTTGTTGCTGTTATCAAGCAGGCCATCGCTCTGGATGACACGCTAGTAGGTGATGACGTCGTGAAAGAAAGGACACGACTGACTATTAGCCCAGAGAACGAAGCTGAATTGATTGCTATGACACCTCGTCGTGTTTCACGATGGGGTAATCACAGTACGTCTGAGGTAGCTGAAGAAGCAGCGCACTCATTAGAACAAGTTGAGTGGATAGTTGATCCTGAAATCAACGAGACACTTAATGCTGTATATGATGAGATAGGTAAGACGAACATCGAAGCACGGGATAAGCGGTACCCAGTGAGAACTGTAGAAGAACTAAATGCTATTGGTGACAGCACCTTTAGAGTGAGGTTCTCTACCTTTGACAAGGCTGACCGTATCTATGCGGATACTAAGGGCGTTGTCGCTTCGATGTGGGAAAAGGATTCACGTGCTCGTAACGTGATGCCTTACTCTCGCAAGACAAGTCTCACACGCCAAGAGAAATACATGGAAGGTCTCGGTTTGAATCAAAGCCTTACGGCTGAGATACTTGCTGATCCTACTAAGTATATTCTTAATGGCGGGAATCCCCTCTTGTATGCCCAGTGTGTAAGCTGGCATCGTATTGCTACTACTGGTAAGACTAACATTCTAGTAGAGGGTGATGCGAAGAGTTCAGGTTATGTTCATCAACTGTTGATGATGCGTGATACTGAAGCATTAATGAGAGGGTTACCGTTTCGTAAGAGCTTCAAACACCTACACCTCACTGTAGCAGAGGGGTTACGTAGGGACATACCAGCTCTTAAGGTCTACTCGACAGAGGATCTAGTTGCATTAGCTAAGGGTGGAGTCACCCCTAGCCTTTATGGTGCTGGAGTCAAAGGACTATTCAGCAACTGTGCTAAAGCCCAAGCAGTAGAAGACCTACTGAAGGACGGCAAGTACAAGCCAATAGAGTTGCATCCAATCCTCAGCGAGATGTTTGGTGAACCCACACCAGAAGACATCGATGAAGATGTCGACTGGAATTATGTTCGTGCAGATATGTACTGGGCATATTGTGTGAAGTTCGCCTCAGTTTTCAGAAGTAAAGTCCCAAAGGTTCCTGTGTTCGTCGAGTACTGGCGTGATCACTGGAAGGAGCACTCCTCTCCTGAAGGCCTTTGGATTGAACGATGCGATGGCACACAGGTGCTATGTCCTCGACTTAAGAGGAACAAGTTCTCCAGAACTTCGTATCATCATGAGATATTTGAAGCTGGACAGGTACGTCCTAGTACCGAGACAGCTAATCTATTCTCACCGCATATGGACGACAAGGGTACAAGCGCGGCGGCGTTTGTTATCCATAACCGTGACTCTTTCTCAATGGCTACTGCTATTGTTAAAGCAAGAGGCGGGATAAAAGCTGCCATCCATGATGCGACTCTTTTCTTCCTAGCTGATGTACATAACGTACAGAGGTCATATACCTTTGGTGTTAACAAAGCCCATCGGTTAGATTTAATGAAGACTGACCGAGATCAAGTAATCATTCCTGAGAATGAATGGATGCTCGGATTTTAATGTAACCAGGAGAATGGGAGGGGCAGCGTGTCCCTCCCTCTCCGTAACCAAGGAGGTAACTTGCGATGGCTTTACGTAAGAAACCACACACTTTAGGTGGCGAGCTCACTCGTCGGAACTATACCCGCGAGTACTGGGATGATGGTGCTAACACACTGATCATCGCAGCCATGAAGACGCCAGATGATACGACCTCGTACCGTCTCATCCATAAGGATGGCACGGGACCTTGGAAGTATCAGCCTGCGAGACCCAACGCAGAGGTAACTCTCAATGGGTTCATGGATACTCACGGATTAGATCCTCAGGTGTTTCATAAGGTTGATTGTGTTACAATCATCAAGATGTTCACCACGTTCCTAGTGGAGTCAATGGACTTAGTCCATGATGACGAAGCTAACCTTGTACATGTAGCTGCAAAGCTATGGATACCAGGCTTGGACAAGAGGATAGATTTCGATGGAGGTGCTGGAGCTACATCGGCTATTGCTGATGCTCGGTTCTATCACAAGTTCAATGAGTTCTATCCCGGCTGCTCTATAAAGAAGACAGCTGAGTAACACGGGGCTGACCTCTTAGCGGGGGTCAGTCCTTTTAATGTATCGGGGTAGTATAGGTCATTCGAAAATCCTCTGAAGAGTGATACCCCTACCCAGATATACGGAGGTCTACCGTATGAATGTATGATGGATCTATAGTTGGGGTTAATGATAGCAGGTTGATATATATACCTAAGGATAGACCTAGGTTATACCTATGTATACTACATATGTCTACGGCACGACCTTCGGTCGGGCATAATTGATAGCTGTTTTAGTTATCACGTACGTTTGACAGTACCGATGTCTCTCGTATGTACAACCTCTTCGGTACAATGGAGGTGTCCAATGGCACTAACTACACAACAACGTTGCGAACAACATGGATTGACACAGACTACAAAGAAAGTGGCTAAGCCATGGTGTGAACGGGCTCAACATCTCGTTGAATCCATCGCAAACAACCCCAAGAATGGGGATGCGGTACGGAATGAAGCCTTAGACGAGCTCGATCGTCGTAAAGCTGAAGCAAACAAGGGAAAGAAGAAGGCTACGTCAGCGTAACCCTTGCTTTTTTCTCAGGTTATGTCACAGCCTACATACAAATGTGACCTTGCCTGAGACACGGTGTCATGGTGCTCAGGAACAACCCGAAGATTGACACACGGCATTGACATGCTGAGACCCAGAGACTGAGGTCGGGTATGTCACCTCATAGCGAGGGGTTGTCGTCACGCACATCCCTGTGTAACCCCGCTTTACTAATGTAATGACACAGCGGGTGTTCGTGACGACAACCTTGTGAGACATGCACGGAGGCGAGCAGTCCTAGGCTGCCTAAACTAGATGCCCTCACATTGCAGTAATAACCTCCCGTCTAGCCTACGATACAGGCTTACAATAAACAGGAGGTATCTTATGATACATGTTACAGATTTCCCCAAAGAGGGAAACAAAATTGTACTACAGTTTGTCACGGGTTATACTTGTGATAACTGTAGTGGTACGAACTGCACAGACACACACCAAAGAACAGACAAACAAGGTAAGCATCAATGCTATCAGTGCAAGGACTGTGGACATAAGATGTCATACCCAGACAATTAAAATAACTGTACCGTGACCTACATGGTGAAAGGGATGGAAACGACCCACGAGACGGCCACAGAGATGGACTAGTAGGAGCGGTATAATAATAAACAGAGTGACAGCGTGTTGCTGTTGCGACAGGTGGTGTTCTATATATTTAGGAGATATCTATGAACAAACAACCATACATTGCTATAGTCCCTCGCTTAGGCAATGACTTCAGTATAGAGGTACGTCATGATGACGAAGGTAATTGGGAAACCTATTACAACGGCTCATGTATCAATAATGCAAGTCAGTTCTTGAACTTAGCACTGAAGCATTACCCTAGCTACGCTGTATACCCTGTGGATTGGGATGCACAAGACCCGTGTCCAATGAACGGCTACGTATACAAGGTACGTAACGTTGAGGATGAGTTAAAGAACCGTGCTTTCTATAAGGCTGAGGTTAGAGACCCGTTCCTTAACAGACGTACGTATCAAGCAAGCATGAGGGATAAGGTCATATCGTTTTCAATGGTGGGGAAGGGTATGACTGATGCCTAATTATAACGACGTAAAACCTAACGGTAAACGTTATGATTATAGGACTGATCCTCTCCTGAATGAGTTACAAAAGGCTCATATCAGGGGGGAGATCAATCTCTACAGTAACGTAGAAGCTTACGAAGAACGGTGGTTCCATAAGGGAGACACCTTCTATCCTATTGAGGGTACTCGTAAGAGGAATGACCTACCTCCCTTATATATTCAGTGGAAAGATGCATTCAGGAGACAGCATGGCTCAAGACAGAAGTAATCTATATGCATATGTAGATTATATTATTGATACCTGTAAGGAATTAGAGATAGACTCTGAGCCCTTCCTTAAGGTGATGGACATAAATTTTCTTATTAAACAAGCTAATATACTCAAGCAAAAGCAAGAAGTATACACAGCACAACAAGAAGGACGGAACAATGGGATTAGATCAACTAGCATTTAGTAGAGAACAAGGTAAAACCATTTGTTCATGGCGTAAACACCCTAACCTACAGGGTTGGATGGAACGACTGTATGAACAAAGGGGTGGAACAGATACATTTAATTGTGTTGAACTACGGTTAGATGAAGAGGACATTAAACAACTTCGGGAAGATGTTAAGAATGGTACCCTCAATGGTGGAGAGGATGACACTGAAGGATTCTTCTTTGGTAGTAACTCTGATGAATACTATAAGGAACAAGACCTAGAGTTTTGTCAGTGGGCACTAGAAGCACTGAACGAGGGTAAGGACGTGATCTATGACAGCTGGTGGTAGCCTAGACGACCCTAACTTTACAGTAGATTCACATGGTGGGTGCTGTGTTGTTAGTGTTAAAGATTCATTCTCTGTGGTAATACTTAACAACGCTAACTCTATAGAGGTGGAAGTCTATGCAGATACAAGAGATGATTACCCTAGAGACTCAATGATGTTTGAGAAAACGGAGCTATTATGATGATACAATTAAATAAAGATGAGTGTGAAAACCTACTCGATGCCCTTCAAGAATGGGCTGATGTCGTTGGTTGTAAAGACTGTGAAATCTATAGAGATGACGAGATGTATGACCCTGATAACGAGGAACAACAATGCGTAGGCTTAGACAGTGACAGATACTGTGAACTCGTAGCAAAACTGGAGAGCTGTGATGATGACTAGAGATGAACAATGCTGTGCCTATTGTGGTGCTACTGAAGGTGTCTACGAATACCACTTGGCAGGATACGACATAAACAGAGATGACTACAGTAACCTACCAGAATATGGAGGAGTGGACTATCCTATAGAATACTACTGGTGTCATGATTGTGATCGAGAAACTTTTGTAGAACCGCACGAGAACTGGTGTGAGAGGACAGCTGAGGAGGAGGATGAAGATGAACCAGAATCCAATGAACCCTTACAGTAACTATAAACCACAGTGGATATGTAGTGAGTGTGGTAGCAGTGATGTACAAACTATGGATGATGCATGGTTTGATCCTAATGATGACTTCAGATTTATTGAAGCAGTTGAAGCAGGTAATTCCTATGACTGGTGTAATGATTGTGAGAATGAGACTACACTTGATGAAGTCGATCCACCTGATGACCCTTGGGGTAATGCTTATGGCACACCTAACTACTGGGTACCGCCTGAAGATGACGAGTACTGGGAAATACGAGTTGCTGGACACATATGGACACATGCTGACGAAAAGAAATACTGGATCAACAGACTAGGAGAATCCAATGCGACATGATATGAATGGGAATGTAAT